CGGCAGTAACAGGGATGTTATGACCACCCAAGAATTTGGCGTACTGTTGCAGAGGCATCTTACCGTTCTCACCTGTGCCAAAAATCGACTGACCGGGGAGTGTCAACTGATACACGTCACCACCCAGATTATTCTCTAACGCTACTGCAACACGTTGGTTAAAGCGGCATGCACGGGAGTCACCTTGACCAGAGCCCTTGATGTTCTGCTGGCAGTTTTGGCAGTTGGTGCTCTGCTTATCTTTAACAGATGCGTCGGGGGCAACGCCGTCGTTAGACCAGCAAGTAGGAGCAGCGTTTTGACCTTCAACGTATGTACCTGCGTAGTAGCCACGCGATACTTTTTCAGCCGAACGAACAATCACAATGTTCATGGAGCGATCATCGTTCTGTGCGACTTCTTTACCGCCAACGATCATACGGAATACGCCGCCGCGAATAGAGATACGCTTGCCTGTGTTACCGCCGCTACCCATCAGGGCTTTAGTCGTAGCGTCCAGTTCGAGGTTGCGTAAGTGCGCTGGCAGAGAGTTACCGCCTTGGGAGAAAAGTGTGAGTTCAGACATTTGTAGATTCCTTCTTGATAAACAGGTTAATAATTTCTAGGTCAATTTTAAAAAACTTGGCAAGGTCACTAGCGAAGAATCGAAAGTTCTTACCAACACGGATAAAGGGTATGCGCTTCTCGGGGTCTTCCTCCTTGATTAGCTCACGGATAGTTGATGGGTGAACTTGCAATAGCTTCGACACCTGCACCAACGTAAGGGCAGTTTCCAATTTAGCTTCTCCTAACAGTTACAGTATATTTGTGATCTACGTTCAACCCAGTAGGTAATACATCAGGATTTTCCCGTAGAAACTCTTTCATATTCATCTGCGATATGCGGCGCTCAACTAAGTCAAGAGCATCATGGTCACGGATAAATTTGTGCATCGAAGCCCAGTCACCCGTCCAGTAGCGTGTCTGCACCGAACGGATTGCTGTGCCGTAGGCCGTCTTAATACTCTCGGCCCCCGTTGCTTTACAAGTCTCAAGCAGATTGGATTCCACTACCCCCATCTGCTCTTTGATTGTGCTGTCTTCTTCCTCGTACTTAGCTTTAAGCGCTGCACGAGCATCACGCATTTTTATATACACGCGAACAAGTTTATCTGCTGTTATGTTCATTTTGATCTCCGTTTTCGTTAATAATACACTACATCTTTACTTTGTCAAGTAGGCTAGAAATTTATTTATCCATAGCCAACTCCTCCTTGTATAGCTCCATGAGACTAAACTGCGCTACTTCTTTAGTTTCTAAAGCTTTGTATAACTTAGCTTCCACAGGACTGCCTTGCAGCTTGACGACCAAGCACTTGTTGTTCTGCCCTGCGCGGTGGATGCGGGCGTTTGCTTGAGCGTAAGTCTCATAGGACGTTATGGGAGCCCACCACACAATCGTGTTAGCTGCGTGCAGTGTGACTCCGTGTGCAGCCGCTTGAGGCTGTATGACTAGAACTCTGGGGTCTGGCTCATCTTGGAACTTGCGGAATATTTCTGTACGCCTACCTACAGGTACACCCCCGTGGATTACGTCTACCGTGTAGTTGCTCTTGCGTAGCTCTTCGTATATAACTTCGATAGCATGGCGGAACGGTACAAATACGATAACCTTGTGTGTAGACTCTTCTATAACTTCTTTCAGCACAGACATACGACTGCTGGAATCGAACGTCACCACTTCACCACTATCCGCATAGACCGAGCCACAGGCAATCTGCAAAAGTTTATTTAGCTTGACCGCCGCATTGACTGCCGTTACTTCTTCTCCTGCTGCTTCCATAGCCATCACCTTACGGAGCTTCTCGTAGTAGCGTACCTGCTGGGATGTCATCTGCACCTCACGCTCGGCATACAACAAGTCGGGTAGGTCTAGGCATTCTTCTTTAGTAAATCGAATGGCAGGTTGCAGTAGTGTGCATACCACCTGCTCTGCTTCTTTTTTAGGAGCCCATTTGAACATCGTAATTTTGTGCATTACTTGGTCACGAAACATCGTAAAGCTACGGGGTGCAGTTGATGGGTTAAGTAGCTTAGCCAGCCCGTACGCATCGAGTGGGGATTGAGACGCTGGGGTTCCTGTCAGCATCCATAGCCACGTATCTAGTTTGATTACTTGCTTCATAGCTTTCCACCGGGCAGTGGTTGCAGTCTTGTAATTGTTAGCTTCGTCGATCACCACCATGTCGAACTTTGCCTTGATGATGTCGTCTAGCACTATGGAGATGCCGTCGTAGTTAATGATGACGAACTCTGCATCCGAGTTGATGATCTGCTGCCGCTTTTCTTTAGTGCCGTATGCGATTCCTATCTTCCGGTGCATAGCCCCTCTAAAAATATCGTTCTGCCACGCGGCTTGCATAATTGATAGCGGGCAAACAATCAATACGCGCTTGATGTATTTAGTTTTCATCAAGTAATCACACGCCCACGTAACTGCTAATGTTTTCCCGGTTCCGGGGTCAGAGAAACAAAATGCCCGTCTGTGCAGAGTTAGGAATGCAGCGGTTTGTTTCTGGTGCGTGAACGGTTGGTAGATTCCGGGCCACTTGTATTTGGCAACGATGGGGGAGGGTACGTTTTTTATCTTCAGGTTCTTTAGCACCTGTGCTTCTTCTAGACCCCAGTGAACCATCACTGTACTTATATCTCCTTCTTCTATGAGTGCGCTCTTCGGTATCACGCTGAGAACTTTGTACGGGTTCTTTAACCGTAGCTTTAATGCTTTTCCGTCGATGATTTCCATGATGCTCCAATGCAAAATAGACCGAAAGTGGAATCCACGATCAGTCGGTAGGTGACACCTTACGGGTGTCATTCGGCCAGATCATTCTAGAGGAGAAGCAAACTCTGGCTGGTGCGGTTTAAAGGGTTCAACTTCTAAAACAACCCCCGTGCCGCCACTCACACCTAACGCGGCACGTATTAAATTATTTTTTCTTTGGCTTGTTTACCTTTACCGTGTGGTCGCTGTTGCGACTGAACGAACGGTTGGCGCTTGGTGTCGTGAGTTGCAAGTTGCTTTTACTTGTACTGCCACCCTTAGATAGAGGGCGCTTGTGGTCAATATCCTTGCCCTTGCGGTCAATACCCTCGCTGTCATACAGGTCGCGGGCTTGCTCTCGTTTTCGTCTTGTAGGTAGTTCATTTCTATCTAGCTGCTGTTGGTATTCTTTTGAATACGGGCGGGGCTTATTAACGTAAGGCATTTCATTTCCTTCCACAGTGGGCGCAGGATGACACCCAGCAATAATTTTTACATAGTCCGTTTGGCTTTGCATTCCAAACGTCGGCGCTGTACGCACCTTCTAACATGGTTACTTTAGGCATCCAGTTGCCCCAGTACCTGTGCTGCTGCTCAACTTCATACACGGCAGGGACAAACTTGTTCTCTGCTAAAAACAGCAGGCCACCTTTTACTTTTTTAATCTCCGGGAACATCTTGAATATAGCCAGCGCCATGAGTTCTAGCTGCCCTAAATCTGCATACCGGGACTTGCCTAGCTTGTAGTCGATGACGCGGGCTTCGCCTTTTTCGCGGTCTAGGATAATCAAGTCAGCTACACCCCGGAACCAGCAGTCGGGGGAGAAAAAGTCACATGGCTCCAGCTTCTCCGTCAGTGCCAGTTTAAACTCACAGAGCTTCTCACCCGGCATTTTAAGTAGGCTGTCGAGCGAAGGCTTTATGAAGGCGAACTTTGCCGGGATTTCTACGCCGTCACGTACGTACAGTTCCGCAGCTTCATGGACTATCTTGCCATAGAGCGCTTGCTCACCCTCGGGCTCCTTGATGTCTTTCAACACCTTGATATGGTAGTACTTTTTAGGGCACGTTGTAAAGGTCTTCAGGCTGCTGAATGACCATGCGGGAATCTTCGCCATTAACAATCTCCGTAACTTGCACCCGTACCGCTTTCGCAGTTGGCAGGTAGACCATCAGCCCACGACGGAACCCAGCGCATACAGGATTCAACATAGGCCCGCGCTTCGTCAGCTTCTTCCTGCTTCACTACGATACCAATAGAGTCATGCACTGTTAGCACGACCTTGTAACGCTTGGCAATTTTCAGCATTTGCTCACCGATGATACACCTTGCAATTCCCTGAGTAAAGTTTTCGACGCAGTTATGGACTATGAATGGCCCCGTAGAACCTCTGACCACGAAACGCGATCTACATCCTGCGTTGAGGATGTCATAGACAGCCTTCGGTGCCATCGGTACAGGAGTGTCGATGTGGAAATACCCGTCAGTTGTTTGGCCTTGGCTATATCCACGGGTAGCACCCCTCGGCGGTTCGCGGCCTGTGCCTTCATTGATACCCATTGGCAGTTGTTTGGCTCGTAGTTTCCAAAATTGTTTGTACGATCTAAAGTTAAGCCCTGTGTATACGAAGGCCCCATGTCCGACCAAAAATTCTCGAAAGACTTTTGCCATTCCTCGCATACAGTAATCCCCCGCCCTCCATAGTTTGCCCATGCTTGATGTGAAGGTAGTCGACACCGATCCCGCATAGAGCGCCATACCCAGTACGCCGGGTGTTTGGATAGCCCATGAGTTTTGTTCTTCACCCCCATTTGGCATCCGCACGACGAGTTTCCCCCACGTTTGGCGTACTTCTCCACGTCTATTGCTTCGCGGATAACCGTAACTCCGCAACGGCACCTGAATTCCCAGACCGAGTGTTTCTCTGCTCTGAGATACTTTACTGCCGTCAGGTAGCCAAAAGTCTGCCCGGTGTAATCCTTCGCACGATGATGCATCTCGCCACCCACTTTCTGTCAGTACTTGGTGATCTGGAGTCATACCAA